AGGTTGACGTTGAGCTGAATGCCGTTGCCGACCGTGCCCTTCGTCTTGGCCGTGAAGGTCACGACGCCATCGACAGCACCGGCCGTGACGGGAAGATCCTTCTTGAGAGAGATCGCGTCGGAGAGAGCGGTCGCAACCGTCTCGCCAGAGTCGCCAACCTTGACGGCAACCTGGATGCGTTCGCCGCCGACGTAGAAGGAAAGGGTGCCCGCTTCAAGGGCTTCACCCTTGACCTCGGCATTGCCAGTAGCAGCACCCGCCGACTGACCGTCCTTCACAGGGATGCAGACGAGCTGACCGAAGCTATCGACCGTGCGATAAGCCTCGACCATGCGCGCGAGCATGGAGCCGCGACCAAAGAGCTTCTTGGCCATGGCCGCAGTCGAGACCGTCACGGGGACGCCGACCTCAGCAGTGCCGTCAAGCATCTGGCCGATGAGCAGAGACTTGGACTCATCCGTCGGCGTGGCCGCCGAAGAATTGTCCATCTCTGCATAAAAAAGCGGCACTCGGATGCCGCTGGGAATAGTGTTAAAGCTAACGCTCATTGTTCACCTCTAAGTGTCCTTCAAGGATTCCGTCAGGCTTGCCCTTCGTTGTCGATGGGTCGATGCAGTCGACATCGATGTCCGCGCCTTCGAATTCGGGCAGGGCATTGAGTTCGACTTCTTGGTACGTGTCGCTCGTGTCGAGATAAGTCTCGAAAGAGAACTCGAGCTGGTACGCCGCGCGGGCGTCGTCCATGTAGATCAAAGACCCGCCCTCGAAGATGATCGGGCCGTGCTCGTCGCGCGGCTTCATCGTCCAGGAGAGAATGGCCTTGAAGACCTCTGGCTTGAGAAGCTCGATCCATCGTGACGCGTCCTGCCCTCGCTCGTCTGCGAAGTTCGAGACGAGCAGGATCACCCCGAAGGTATTCGTCACGACCTGGTAGTAGCCGACCGCGTCATCCATCGAGCCCGCGTCTTCCCTGAGAGGGACGACGTAGGCGGCAGGAAGCGGAGGCGACTCGTCTTCAGTGAGTCCCGCCCACTGAGCCGCGCCTGCGACGCGCGTTCCGAAGGTCGGACAGCGCACGCGAAGCGCCTTGATGATTGGGTCAAGAGTCATGTCTCACTCACTTGATCGCGTCGCCCAGCGCGTCGAAGAGCTTTTCTTGCAAAGCCTTCGACTGCTCTTTGGCCGCTTCAGGGATGAAGTTTTTGCGGGGCGCAGCGACCTTGACGCCTCCGCGGGCCTTGTGCTTGCGCGCCTGATCCGCCGTTTCCGTGCCCGGACCTCGGTGGCCGTAGACGACGAATGCGGGGTAGTACACGGGCATCGTGCTCGTCTTGGTCGGGTAGACCGCAACCGAGTAGCCGGATTTCGAGACCTTCGTCCTGATCGACCTCGACATCTCGCCAGTCTGACGGCCCGGAAACTGCCCGGCTTCAGAAACAGCGCGGCGGCTGATCTTCTTTCGAGCAAGTTTGCGAACCTCATTGCCTGCCTTTCTCAAGGCGACTTTCAGCGGCTTCGGGTCGTAGTCAATCGCCTTGAATCCAGGGTCGACGTGGCATGCTACAAGCATCGCCCTTCTCCTCAACATCAAGAACCGTGAAGCGGTCGAGGCCACCAAGGTCGGCCACGCGTCGCAGGCGGTAGGTCGTGCCGTCGATAAAGATCTCCGTCACACCCTTGAAATCCCGAGGTCGCGTTCGTCCCGGGATCGAGCGAACGATCACTCGATGAGTGACGCCCGACTCAACCTGCTTCGAGCCGTAGTAGATGCCGGAGCCAACTGGCTCAAGCTTCCCCCACAGCACATCCTCCTTGAGACTCGACTTCGTGAAGCCGAGTCGCTCATCAGGGAGGCTGACCGTGTGGTAAATCTTGACGCGCCTGTTGAGCTCGCCGATGCCGGGAACGTTCATGACCAAGTCCGATAGGGATCAAGCAGGGCGTCAACGAAGGGGAGCTTTTTGAGCTCGCCCGTCGTTGCGGCCTGACGCTGTTCGTAGAAGTGCGCGACCTGCATCAGAATCCACTGCCGGATCGACGCCGGCACGTCAGTCGGATCTTCTCCGAAGCCGACGGTGCCCTCGCGCGTGATCAGGCCGCGCTGCAACTCGTGCTCTGCTCGCTCGGTGGCGGAGAGCACGAGCGCTCTGATGAGATCGTCGTCCGCACAGTGGTCAATGCGCAGGTGCGCCTTGGCCGCCTCCAGGCTAACCGCCGGGAGGGCAGTGGCGGTATCGACTGCCATCAGACTTCTCCTTTAATTAGACCGGAAGGGCGAGAGAACCGCCGCACAGAGCGGCCGGACGTTCGACGCCGAAGCCGAGACGGCGCTCGGCGCGGATCGTGACGAGGTTCTTCTGGACGTTGTCGACGTCCTGCTCGAACATCTCGACCGTAAGACCCTGACGCGTCCAGAGCGTGGCGGCCTGAGTAAAGTCGCCGACCATGAACTTGCCCTTCTCGATAGCGGGCGTAGCCCACACCGGAAGGCCCCAGAGAGCCTTCGGAGCGACAGAAGCCGGGTGACCCAAGTAGTAGTCGCCGCTCTTGTTCTTCTGCATCATCATCGAAGACCAGTCGACCGGATTCATGAGAATCACGTTCGGGCGATAGAAGGCCTGCTCGACCTTGGTCTTGGCGAAGAGGATGAGATCCATGAGCGTCGCGTTAGCACCAAGATCCTCCTGCGTGGCACCGTGATCGGTGAAGTTACCTTCCTTGAAGATGCCGCCGAGGTGATTGGTCGAGCCGTCGCCCTTCACGAGTTCGTCTTCAACGACCAGGTCGATGCCGTAGACGAGGCGCTGATTGATGTAGGCAACCAGAGCGGGAGCGTCGGCCATGAGCTGCTTGGAGACTCGGGCGAGGTGAGCGATCGTGGAGATCGTGCCCTGCTTGAGCTCGAAGTTCGTAGAACCGAAGGGCTTCTGAGCGCCTTCAGCAACGAAGGCCGCGCCGTTGACGTTCTTGGCCTCGTTTTCCTGCACGTACTCGTAAGCGTTCGTGGCGACGGGGATCGTCGGGAAGAGGCTTTCGATCGTGAGCGGACGGAAGGCACCGGCGAGGATGCCGGGACGGCGATAGGCCTGAACGATGCCGCCAGTCGGGGTGACGATCGGGTTTTCGGCTTCCTTGAATTCGGCGGCCTTTTCGGCGACTTCAAAGCGGGCGGCGCGGCAGGAGCCGTCGGCCATCGCCTTAAAGCCGGCAGACTCGACAAAGAGATCGCCGACAGACTTGACTTCGGGCTTCTGGTCCTGACGCTTCAGGCCGTTCTGCTGGAGCTCAAGGAGCTGGCGGGCGAGCTTGGCCTGCTCGTCACCGAGGC